AGCAATGCTGACGGTACGAACGCGATTACGCCTAATCTGGGATCGGGTTGGAAAGTTGGCGGCGTTGCGGTTACGTCAACTGCGGCAGAGCTAAACATCCTTTATGGCGTAACAGCTACAGCGGATGAGCTTAACACTTTAGACGGCGACACGGCTGCAACATCTACAACTGTTGTTGATGCTGACCGCGTTGTGTTTAATGACGCAGGCACGATGAAACAAGTCGCTATGAGCGATCTCAAAACGTACATCAATGCCTCTGTAGGTTCTGGCTCAGTCACAAGCGTTGCGATGACAGTGCCAACTGGCTTGACTGTTAGCGGATCGCCAATCACAACGTCAGGCACACTGGCAGTTTCGCTGCAATCAGGTTACAGCATCCCAACAACGTCAAGCCAATCCAACTGGAACACGGCGTATGGCTGGGGCGATCACTCATCGCAGGGCTATTTGACAAGTAGCTCACTTAGTGGATACGCAACAACATCTCAGACTTTTGGTGTTTCTCAGTCTTGGCAAACAACAAGCATAAGTGTTCAAACTTGGTATCAAAACTCAAGTTCTAAAGCAGAATTGTGGCATGTTCGCCAAGGCAGTGGTCAGTCTGGCACAGTGCGTGTAGGCACTAGCACTAGCAGTTATGTAACGCTTGATATGCGTGACGGTGACAGTGGTGAAAATATTCCGATATACTTTGTGGTTCCCCCTAATCACTACTTTTACGTCAACGGTTCCTCTTTTAATTTTCAAGCTAAACTTGCATAGTAAAGGATAATCACAAGATGGCTTTTAGACATATCATAGACGCATCAGGTGAATACATTGTGCAAGACAGTGGTAATGACCCTATGCCGCCCTTACCTGAAGGTGCATCCGAAGTAGACGCTCGTCCATCACCATTCCATGACCGCGTAGGTGATACATGGGTTGAAGATACTGCACGAAAAACAGAGGCGCTTTCGCTTGAGGTGCGTGGAATGCGTGACTTTAAATTACGCGATGAAGTAGACCCAATCGTCACCAACCCTCTACGCTGGGCAGACTTAACAACTGCAAAACAAAACGAATGGACGCAGTACCGCACTGATTTGCTCAACGTTCCACAGCAAGCAGGCTTTCCAAACACCATCAACTGGCCCACTAAACCAGAGTAACGCGCATGGCTCTCATACCGCTTAAAATCCCCGCAGGCTTCTACCGCACAGGTACGGAGCTAGATGCATCTGGTCGTTGGCGTGATGGCTCACTTGTTCGCTGGCGTGACGGTTCTTTGCGTCCTATCGGCGGCTGGCGTGTGAATGAGAACATCGCCAGCATTACGACAAACGCACCGCGTGGAATGCATACTTGGGAGAGCAACAACGGCACACGCTACGTTGCAGCGGGATCGTATAACGAGCTATTCGCAGTCGTTTCTGGTGGCACTGCATACGACATTGCTCCAACTGACCTAACAGCGGGTTCAGAGGATGCTGCGGTCAACATTGGCTACGGTTATGGTTTTTACGGTGCGGGTACATACGGCACACCGCGTCCTGACACTGGCAACCTAGTTGCTGCAACCACATGGTCGCTGGATAACTGGGGTGAATACCTTGTCGCGTGTTCTACGGCAGACGGACGTTTGCTAGAGTGGCAGCTTGGCGCATCATCAGACGCAGCGGTGATTGCAAACGCGCCTACAAACAACCTTGGCTTAGTCGTCACAGAAGAACGCTTTATCTTTGCATTAGGTGCAGGCGCAAACCCACGCAAGGTGCAGTGGTGTGACCGTGAAAATAACACTTTGTGGACACCTGCCGCAACAAACGAAGCTGGTGACATTGAATTGCAAACGTCAGGCCAGATTGAAACGGCAGTTCGTACACGCGGTCAGACGCTAATCATCACAGACATTGACGCGCATACAGCACGATACATTGGCCCACCCTATGTGTATGGCTTTGAGCGTGTTGGCACATCTTGCGGTATTATTTCACGCAAGGCAGCGGCAGACGTTGACATGGGTGTGTTCTGGATGGGCAACGGTGGGTTCTACCGTTTTGATGGTAACTTGGTTTCTGAGATACCGTGTGATGTCCACGATTATGTTTTCAACGACATCAACACCTCACAGAAAAGCAAAACATGGGCATTTACCAATGGTCAGTTTGGCGAAATCTGGTGGTTCTACTGTTCAGCGGATAGCACTGAGATAGATCGCTATGTGGCGTTTGATTACAAAGAAAACCACTGGCTCATCGGCAACCTATCGCGCACCTCTGGCGCGTCACGAGGCGTGTTTGAGTATCCAATGCTCATGGATGCAAACGGCGCAATGTATGACCATGAGGTTGGATTGTCCTACGCGGTTAGTGGCACAGAGCAATCTGTATTCGCAGAAAGTGGCCCGATTAGCATTGGCAACGGCGATAACATTATGCAGGTCACAGACCTAATCCCTGACGAAAAAACGCAGGGCGATGTAGATGTTACGTTCAAGAGCAGGTACTACCCCAACGACACAGAGTACACGCATGGGCCGTATACACCGTCTAGCCCGACTGCCGTGCGCTTCTCAGGTCGCCAGATCAGAATGCGCGTAGAGGGCGATGCGCCCTACGCAGCATGGCGTGTTGGCACAATGCGGGTAGACGCAAAAGCGGGTGGGCGCAGATAATGGCGGCACCCGTACTCCCCCCAATTGGCGACAACGTAAAGGCTTGGGGCAATAACCTAACGGCATATCTGCGCAGGCAGCTTCCGCGTTTGTACTTTAAGACGGCAGACGACAACCCATCAGAGAACGGCGTTATCTTGTGGGATGACGAAAACGGCTATCCCGTTGTGTCAAAGAATGGCGCGTTTGTGCAGATCGTCTTGGAGGATGGTCAATACGCTGGCGCAGTCACAACAGACCAGACAGCGGCATCCACAAACACATCATACGCTTTAACGTACACCTCTAGCATTGCCCAAGGCGTAACTAACGGAACGCCTGCAAGCCGCATTGTGTTCGCTGAAGCTGGTCAATACATGATTAGCTTTTCTGCGCAGATTGCGTCAACGTCCAGCAGCACAGTGAACTTCTGGTTTTGGCCTCGTATCAACGGGGTAGATGTCACGGGATCAACGATGAAAAACGCTCTGCACCAAAACGGTTCGGTGTTGGTTGTGTCACGCTCTGCGATCTTTGATGTAAGTGCCAATGATTATTTAGAGGCTATGTGGGCAGTAGACAGCACAAGCGGGTTTTTGGATGCCACAACTGCGACAGCTTTTGCGCCTGCCGCGCCTGCGTCAACGATTGCAATTACGAGGTTGCATGGATGAATGCGCATACGCCTATAAGTGAATTAGAACGTTGCCGGGGCTGGATCGAGGCGGCACTTGATAAAAATGATAACCTAAATACTTGGGAAGAAGTTATTGAGGGTTTAGCTTCTGGCCATATGCAATTTTGGCCAAAGCCAAAAGGGTGTATTATAACGCAAATTGTGTTATATCACGACAGAAAGGCTTTGCACATTTTCCTTGCTGGAGGTGATCTTTCTGAGATTACAGATATGACGGAAGACGTCATGGATTGGGCAAAATACCAAGGATGTTCATTTGCAACGTTTGATGGTAGAATGGGCTGGAAGAAGCCTTTAGAGAAATTAGGATGGAAACAAAATTCCATTACGATGAAATTGGAGTTCTAAATGAAGGGCAAGCAAACAACCACTCAGACCCAAGCGCTGACGCCTGAAGCCAAGGAAGAGTATAAAAGAGCGAAAGGGATTGGCGAAGTTGGCACTCCTATGTATTACGGCCCTGAGTTCGCCGCAATTAACGAAGCAGAATTAGCGGCTCGTGAAAACGTAAATCAAATGGCTTCGGCTTTTGGCTTGCAGGGCGCAGGCTCTTTATCAATTGGCGCTCCGACAGCAACACAAGGCGGCGTAACTGGTTACACGACATATCAAGGCGGCCAAGCTGCTTTGGATATGTTGAAGCGCTTTGAGCCTGGCAGATATAAAGCTCTAATGGATATGATGATTGATCCCGTTACGGGTGAAACTGTAGCAGAAAGAGAAAAGCGTGAGAACCCAGCTCCTGGCAATATTTTTTTAAATTCAGTTAGAGAATATGGGGGTTACGCAGACGATCGCGATAGCGTGTCAAGCGCGATGGGAACCAACGCAGGATACACTAGCTTTGGCGATATGTTTGATGGTGGCGGGCCTGGGCAAAGCGGCCCTGAATTTGGTGGTCTTTTAGGTGGTGTTTCTAATTCCCTTGGCATTACGCCGTCTGACTTTGGATATGGAGATGATGACTAATGGGCAAATCAGGATCACAGCAAACAACAATGCCGCTAACAGGTCCGCAAAAGCCACCCGCAGGCATGGGCTACGATGACACAGGTATACTGCGTCCACTAAGTGAAATCCGCAGATTTGGGCAACCAGCCCCAACCCCTGCTCCACAGCCAGCAGCGCCTGCTATGGTGCAGCCAGCAGCGCCTGCTATGGTGCAGCCGTCTGGCCCTAATGTTTTCCAGCAGGCGCAAGGTTATCAAACACAAGCAGGTCAGGCTTATGGTGGACTGGCAGGCTTCCAAGCGCCCACTTCTCAAGCTGCGCAAATAGGTCCAGTTGGAACTATGGCTCAAGCTGATATAGGGCAATATATGTCGCCCTACACTCAACAAGTCATTGAACGTGGTCAGGCAGATATTGCACGCCAACGTGAGCAAGCCATGAATAGACTTGGTGCGCAGGCTAGTGCGGCAGGCGCATTTGGCGGCTCTCGTCAGGGCGTTGCTGAGGGCGTAACAATGGGCGAATATGGCCGTATGGCTGGCGACTTTGCAGCGCAGCAGCGCGAGAAGGCATATCAGCAAGCCCTTGGCGCGGCTCAATACGACATTGGGCAGCAACAGCAGCGCGCACTTCAGCAGGCAAACTTGCAGCAGCAAGCATCTCTTGCAAATCAACAGGCCGCATTGTCTGGCGCAGGCATACAGCAAGCAGGCGCAGCAGGTCTTGGTGGGCTTGGTCAGCAGCTATTCGGTCAAGGTCGTCAGATTCAGCAGGAGATTGGTCAACAGGCAGCATTCCAACGCAGCTTGCAGCAGCGCTTACTCGACTTGCAGAAGCAGCAATTCGGTCAAGCAACTGGTGCGCCTCTGTCTGGCTTGGGTGCAATGTCTCAGATTATGAGCCAAACACCGTATAGTACGACAAGCACAACTAGCACACCGTTTAACCCTGCAACTTTACTTTATGCGTTCCTCTAATATGACACTAAGTGACAGAGAATTATTAGCAAAGACGCTGCAAGCGGAAGCTGGCAATCAAGGGATTGGCGGCATGCTTGCTGTTGGCTCTGTCATAAGGAACCGTATGGCGCAGGGTGGAAGCCTAAGTGACGTTATTCTTGCTCCTGCGCAGTTTTCTGCTTGGAACAAGGTAACTGGTGCCGTTGGCGGTGAGCAGGGGCAGGACATGGCTGCGCTAAAGCCAAGCGAAGATGCTTACGCTGCCGCAGACGCAATACTCTCTGGGAATGCCCCAGATGTAACTGGTGGCGCTACGCACTATTACAATCCGTCAATCTCAAACCCCGCTTGGGGTAAGGAGAAAGCTGGCGGGGATTGGACTAAGATTGGCGCGCATATTTTTGGCAAAGCTGGCGATTTCAGAACAGGAGCCGCAAAGATGAACGGTGAACAAACACAAAAACCTCAAGGTTTGCTAGGTGGCCTGCTTGGTGGGCAGGGCATAGGTGGCGCTCTGGGAATGAGCGATGACTTCCGCGATAAGCTAAAAATGGCAATTCTAGCTGGCACTG